CTTTCACATATCCGCTGCTACTTCCGGTGAACTCAATTCCTACAACGTCATATCCGTCGCCCGTCAGATTGTACGGTGGTGTCATTTTTGCGACCACTTGTCCGTTTTTCAAGATCAGCCCCAGCATTCTATCCCACTGCATCCCCCACGGAGTTTCCATGTAAAATACTTTAACGTCGTGCGTTCCGTCATTGTAGCCGTAGAACTGTCCTTTGTCTGTAAGCGTCCCTGTCTTAAGTTTTCCATAATTCTGTGATGCGTCATTCACGTATCCGGAATCCTGACCTCTGCCATAGGATAATTGTGAGTTGTCTGATTTTGCCATGAGTTTGAGCAGGCAGGTCCGCAGGTTGATTTTGCTCCATGATGCAATATTCCACCCATCGCCGTTTGCCTTTGCCCTATTAATCTCCGTCTGTGCGTTTGTATTGCACATCGTTGTCTGATCAGCCAGTGACCGGAGACGCGTACCATCATACGAGCCCTTGAACATCGGATAATAGAGCTTGTCCGCGTGCGAACCGTCCTCTCTCACATACGCGTCATCGTTAAATGATTCGTCATACTGTTCATTGGACACGACAATATACTCATAGTTTCCAATCTCAAACTGTGAGAGCCATATTTTTCCCTTGTCTCCACTGCCGTCAAATACGCTCATTGCGTTTCCGCCATAGTCAACATTCGAAACATCAGATTCTGTTCCGTCTGCTTTCTTTGTGTGGTCATTCGGGTCGAGTTTATAGTCCTCGGTTCCGTCGTATTTTACCATTGCGGGATAATTGTTCTTTACAAAAAAAGCGTCTCCCCAATCTCCCAGGTCAAACTCTCCAGCGGTGTAGTTCATCGCAGCAGGTGTCTTCCCTACTGCGTCAAACAGATAGGTGCAACGTGTTGACGGATTGCTGTCGTTCTTATTGATCTTCATTCCGTATCGCACGACGCTGTTCGCTCTGGTGTCTTCTCCGACTGCTGCCAGTATCGCTTTTGTGTTTGCGTATGTGCGATCGAGTGTGTCTTTGTCTGCCATTTGTGTCACTAAATCTCCACTTGCCATTTTAAGCCTCCCTTACTGTGATAATGCCGTCCTCAATGGAGAGAACGCATGATTTGTTTGTTACCGTGTCAATCATCGTGTTTTGACCGTCTACAATTCCCTGACACGCCGTCGCCCCGGCGTTCGCCGCCTCTGCCGCAGCATTTGCAGTTGTCGCAGCCTTATTTGCCGCGTTCGCCGCCTCGGTCATGTTTTGCGAAAATTTGTTGACCGTGTCCATGTAGCCCTGCGTCAGCGTCAGAATCTCCTCATATCTCGCATTGTTTACAATAATAGGCAGGTCGAAAAATTTGTTTACACCATCCCCTTGTCTGATAAGTGCATGGCCGTCGGTGTCAATCTCAACTCCGATTTCTCTTTCTTTTAAAATCAAAGTGTCGTTCACTGCCTGCCACATTGCCGTTGTTCCGGTGCATGGTCTGATTGCCGCCATTTCAATCCTCCTTTGCTCCGCGATTGCGTAATATATCACAAGATCACGGTTTTGTGTCTGTTCTCTGGTTTCTTTCCATTATCGTGGAATTATGATGCCAGCTGTCTTGATGTCGGTGTGCCTCCATCAAAATCAACTCCCACGTCCGTATTCCGGACCGCAGGTGTCGCGCCGTCAATGAAAATAGGAGACACCACTCTAAGCGCCGGAGTCTCTCCGTCACAGTCGAAATACATGCTGTTATAGAGCGCCTCTGCACGCTCAAAATAACTCTGTACGCTCTCAAGGATCTGCTCCGCCGACGCAAGCAGAGAATTTTGAATCGTTTCCTCGATCTGCTCCTTGTCCTGCTCGACCTCTTCTTTTGCTTTTTGGACCGCCGATTGCATCTGTGAGACATCCTGTTTGATTTGTACTGCCGTGTTAAGCGTTGTCTCAAGCTGTTCTTGATTCTGCAGTGCTTTTTCCGCCTGCTCCGTGGCATCCTTACATACTTTCGTTGCTTCTACTGCTGCCGATGTCGCCGTATCAGCATTTTTTACCGCCTGCGTGGTGTTTTCCTGTCTCGTGTTTTCCTGTTTGATTCTCGTGCTTTCATTCTGGTTCCGCACGTTCTCCGCTGCCACACGCTCATTTTCCGCCGTTATTCTTTCAGATTCCGCTTCGACCCTTGCTGATTCTGCTTTTTTAACTGCTGCCTCTGTATCATTGAGGCTTTTAATGTGTCCTGCAATCCTATTTTCCAGCTCGGTGAACTCATTTGCAGACAGAATCGCATCGTCACTCCTCTGTGACGGTTCAATTTCAATTGTAAATGATGCGGACGTTATGAGTTGCGCGTCATCGCTTGTCCGTACTTCGATGTCGCAATACGCCGTTCCTGCAGTTGCAAGCGTCTGGTTTGTCAGTTCAACCGTGACCTCTGATCCCTTGGATGTACATGTGTTATACACATGCTTTCCGTCCGGCTTTGTGACGTTCATCGCCACTCTTGCGTCCGTCGGGATTGTGTACTCAACACCGTCATTTAGTAACTTGGCAATAACGTAACGTGTCGCTTTGTCTCCCTGTTTTGCAGATACCATATACCTTTTGGTATCTCCGGACATTTCGAGATTGATTTTTGTTGTCAGTCTTGATAAATCTGTCATTCTCTCACCCCCTTCCACCTGCCAGTGCCGTATTGAGCCGTTCTTCCAGCTCTTTTATTTTCTGCTGCTGCTCCTGGATTGCCTTGACGATGTAGCCCTCCAAGTAAAACGTATTGACACATTTCACGTCCTCTATTGGGGTTTCTCCGCCGGTTGAACCTCCATCTATTACAAGCCTGCTATCCAGTTTTTCCAGTTCATCAGCCAAAAAGCCGATGCTTTGATGCGTTCCATCTTTTTTCCAATCAAATTGGTGCATTTCAATTTGATCTATTAAATCGAGAGCTCTTATTTGGCAATCGCTAACGTTGTGTTTTAAGCGGATGTCGGACGCTGCTTGTTGCAAAGTCAAGCCCAATGTTGTAAAGCAATTTGCAACTCCATAGTTAGAGCATTCTTGCTGTGATAGTGCAAGTTTTATACCCTGGAGTACAATAGTTCCATTAGTCGAGCTTAGTTCAAGGTTGCTACTTGCTGCGATGCCAAAAGTGAACAATTTTGGCGTAACGGTTCCCTCTTCTGTGACAATGAAGTAATTTGAGCTGTTCTTCGGCTTAATCCTCACTTCGTCTCCTGTCATCTCGATAGAGCCTTTATCGTTATCCACCGAAAACGTCTCCGTGAATTTTCCTTTTTTCACTTCAAGATTGTCTACATCTATTCGATCCGCCGCGATTGTTCCAGTCTTGATATTATTTCCGCTGATCTGTGTCGTGCCGTCAGTCAGATTCGACTTAAAAATCACATCGCCTGTCAGCGTTATTGTCCCGCTATCTGATGCAACCTCTTCGCCCTCCTTGTTGTTAAGCGTTATCTCAATCCCTGTTGTATGATCTGCGTTATCCGTCAGTTTAAGTGTGATAGTATTAACTGTCTGCTCGAACAGTGATTGCAGGTTCTCCGTGATGGTGCCTAGTGATAGAGATATTCCCCAAATATAGCAAGTGCTGTAATTGTTTGCGACCATGAATTTGATTGTGTGAGAGCCTTTTGACAATTGCACTTCAATTTCGCATTCGGTATCACTGTTTCCAACGTTTTGCGAACTTACACTCTCATCATCAACAAACACGTCAAAGGATGGTTCTATTTTTGATGACGAACTGGTCGAATAGTATGTAAATTTGAGATTATAAAGTCCATCCGTTGGAACATCTATCGCTTGCGAAACAGAACCATAATGCGTTATTCCGCTAGATGATGATGTATATGTGTAAATATAAGCACAATTGTTTCCGCTGTGTGTGCTATGGGATGCATACCCTTCGATTGTCCACCCGTTCAGTCCGTCCGAGAAATCCCCGTTTGTAATCAAGTCCGCAACTTCATATCCGAGAGTTTTTGTGACTGATTGTGTAATCCCCTCCTCACTGAGTTTGATTGCGCTTTCCATCTCCTCGGTTGTAGAGTAGGACTCTAATGTCTTCTTGACTCCAAGTTCCACGGCTTCTTGTGAAGCTGTGATCCTGGTCTCCATTTCCTCGGTCGTGGAGTAGCTTCCAAGTGTTTTCTTCGTGGTTTTGTTCGCTACTGAAATCGCTTCGGTCTTAGCAAGTTCAACCTCTGTTTTTTGGACCTCTGCAAACGTCTTTGTCGTGTTCGACAGCTCTACCGTGTTCTTTTCCGGGGTCTCCGGATATTCCACGATCTTAACAATCCTCTGCTTTTCCTGCGTCCTCGGATGCTTAGATATCATTCTGACCGTGTCCCCGATACCATAATCGAGGATATTCTTATATTCCGGATTTGCTTTTGCAAGGTCGACCACGTCCGCCGAATATACTTTATATGGCTTTGACAATTCATCGAGCTTCGCCTCTGCGTCTTCCATGAGGCTGGTCGTGTTCGTGTATCTTTCGTCCTTCCATGTATAGGTTTTGATTTTGTTCGAATACTGGTAGTTTTCAAGGTACTCTTTCCCCAGCCACGATATGGTTATGCCGTCCTTGCCTATCGGTACGATTCTGGTATAGAACTCGTAAGTGTCTGATTTTGCCGTCAGCTTCCGGAGGTTCAGCCCTTCCACAAAATAGCATCCCCTGTCGCTCCCGATCTGCTCATATATGTCGATTTGCTTATTTATGCTATTGATCTTGCACTCGCACCGGTATGTTGAGAGACAAGATTGCAGGACATCCCACGCCGTTGTTGCATCCTCGATGTCGATTGTCCTTTTTTTTGTTACCGTGCAGGTGCCGACCGTCCATCCTGTTCCCTCAAACGCAAATTCGAGACATGCCCTGATTGTCTGTTCCTGTGACTCAAAGCCATATGGAAACGACTGCCCTTCTAACTCTTCAACATTCAGCGTCGCCGTGTATTTGTTGAACTGTTCTCCTGTCTCAACTGCCTTAAGGACAAATTCATCCTCTTTTGTCCGGATGTAGTACTCCTCTTTCAACAACGAAACAAGGTGCCCGTTTATTGGATATTCAAATGTCAGTGTCTTGTCGCCGGAGTCAAGCGTCTTTTCGATTGCCCGTGACTGGAATCCGGTAAGTGTTCCTATTCTCTGTTTTTTGTCGTCATATATCTGCATCCGCCTGCCTCCTTAAATCCACATCGGATGATACCGGATGGTCACTTTTGCCCCTGCGCTCGAAAATGTCAGTTCCGTCCCTCCTGCCGTGATTGCCGGGAACTCCCACAGATTGACCTTGTCAAACGCGTTTTCTCCGGAAACCGTCACGAGACCCTTTGTCCCGTCTATGATAACTGTCTCGCCCGCCGCCAGTGATTCCACAGTGATGTCGTCGTCTCCTAATCCGCTGATTGTGTAATCCGTCAGCGCACTCTTCGCATACACTTCCACGATGCAGGGCGTTTTCCGGCTTCCTACCATGTAGAAATTTCCGGATGTCGTCCCGTCGAATGTGAGAGAAATTTCGTCATCATAAAAATATCCGTCAAATTCAAGATTGATTTTGTACCGCTTTTTCGTGATCGTTTTTTCAAAATCATTTTTCGTCATGTACCCCCGGTACTTGCCTTTGTAATCGTCCAGTTCCAGGTCACACGCCGCCGTAAAATTTGCCATAAATTCGGACATTGACCGGACGATGCAGTTTCTGTCTTTGCCCCTGAAATATACGCATAATTTCAAGTGTCCCAATTTTACATCCGTGTCAAATTCGGTCGGCTGTATCGCGCCGGTCAGCCACTCATAATTTACGGCAACAGTGGGAGGCTGTATCTCAACTGTGAGCTGTTTCGCGTCGTATTTCCTTGCGTCGATTCCGTTCACTTTCATTGATCAACTACCTCCCTTTTCGTTTGTTCTGGACCATCCTCGAATCGACCTTTGAGACGGTCCTCGTTGCAACTTCGTCGCTGTCGATGTAAGCGTATGTTTCTACATATACATTCTGTGACTGCTGCACTGCTGCAAATTTCCGATCAAGTGCCTCATTAAGTTTTCTGTAAAACTCTGTCAGCGGAAGTATCGCCTCCGCCCCTGCTTCTCCGCCTATCATCAGGCGGCTTCCATTGATCCCGAATATCTCCGGCTCTGTCATGATTCCGCCGGTTTTGTAGTATTCCACCGCAAATTTTGGGAGAGAACCTTTCCCTCCGACTC